CCGGTGACCTACTCATTACGAATGTAAAGGTATAGCATCTGAGATTGGCGTTGTTACTTGACGAAACGCAACATTGAAGAGCCCCGGGTGTCACGCACCGACATCCCGATCTCAGATGTAACTTGACCCCAACTTGACCCTTCACAACCCCCAACTTGACCCCTAATTCAAAGTGCGTTGGCCAGGAGGGCAACCCCTCCCCCGAGCACCGCGCCGGCTACAATGCCGCCGACCACCCAATACTTTGAGACGCGTTCATCGCGCTCTTCTCGAACTTGCTCGAGCTGCACAAGGGCTTGGATTCTGGCCTGGTCAATCCCGCGATACTCGGAGAGCGCACCATTGCATTGCGCCTGGCTCACGAGCAGCTTGTCCGCTTCAGTCCGGAGCTCATCGAAGGCGAGTTCCTTCGCGCGTGCTCGCCTGCAAAGGGTGTCGGCAACCGCGTTCACTTGGGCGGCCGTTCGGCACCTCGAAGGCTCTTCACAAATCTCGGTGTTCGTCTGCCCAAACAACGTCGTCGGCCAGCTGACCATCATCAGCACCATTGCCATCATCAAAAGGAAAGGTCGCATCTTCTACTCTCTTGTCTATGTCCCGGAGTTGGGACGGGTTAGGGGTGTGGGAGTCTGGCTCCAGAGGTTGGTTGATTGGCTCCTGGCTCTCTTCAGGCTTGCGCGTTCGCACCCAAACAAAGAGGGCGAGTCCCAAGACACCAGCAATGATCGCCCCACGCGTATCGTCTCTGAGCAAGAGCAGAGCCACGACTGCGGCAAGAGCCACTCCAATCATCCATTCGTTCATTCTGGTTCGCTTAGTTCTTCAAGGTGGTGGTTGAGCCGACGGTCGATGTCTCTCCGGAGAATCTTCTCGCGCTGGATCATCTTCGTTTCACATTCGCGTTCGGCGGCGTGCATTGCGGCAAGGAGCTCCTCGCGGCATTGGCGGTGCTGCTCATCAAGTTTCTGCTCGAGTGACTCAATCCGACCAATCAAACGGTTCTCAAAATGGCCCCGATCGATGAGCTGCTTGCGCTCTGACTCTGAGCTCGACTCAATTTGCTTTGTCTCAAGCTCGGTGCGCGACTTCTTCAGGCCCGCAAAGTATCCCAACACAGATGTCAACACGGTGGCTCCTGTACCCAGCAAGGCGACGATGATGGTGGTGGTCGACGGATCACTCATTACTCTTCCGTTGGACCCAGTTCTTAAAGATCTCCCAGGCCCATGTTGCATTTGCGCCGGCACCAAGGCCGAAGAAGCCTCCCTCGATGCGCGTGACTTCGATTCCGAGTAGGCCCACAATCTTGGGACCAACCAGAAACCCAGAAAACACCCCGCAAATGATGGCGAGGACCGGCAACCAAGCCTTGTTCACGCCTCCCCGTTTCAGAAGCTCCACGCACGCATTGATGCCGATGATCCAAGCCACGCATCCAAGCGTGACCTGCATGTAGTCGATTCCCATCTTTCTCTCTCAGGTTATAGGGCTAGCCAGTCGTTGGCGTATGCCACGAACTTTGGGATGCGGTCTTGACCATAGGTCCGGATGTTCCAGGGGTTCTTCGAGTCTGTGTAGACTCCGCCCGCATTGTAGGCTCCAACCAACAACACTGGATCGGCGCCGTACCGTTTCCCCTGGTGTGCCATGTAGGCCGTTCCCAGTTTGATGCTGATCGCCGGCACACAGAGGTGGCCGACATCCAGTTCTTCGGGAGCGCCCGCGAAATGTGGGCACAAGTCCACAAAGGCCGCCATCATCCGAGCCGTACTCAGCAATGTTTGCATCAGGCCTGCAGAGACTCTTCGTGGCCGTTCCTGGTACCGCGAGAAGTTCCGGCCGTCTTCATCACGCAAGGAGAAGACGTCCATCTCCACCGTGCCCTTGATTCGCACGGCCTCAATGGCAATCATCCCGGCAATCCAATGTGCTGGAACGTCGAACTCCTGGCTCGCCTCTCGAATGGCGCGACCATGCTGCGCCTTGAGTGTCTGCATGGTTGTTGGCGCGCCCTTCGTTCGCAGAACCTCGTACCCTTTGACGTCCTTGGCCACGCTCAGCATGCGCCTCAAATCTGTGGAGCAATGCGCCAGCCCGTCCTCAAGCGCAATCCCACCGTCGGGCATCATCGCCCATGCTGCTCCGCCCTTGTGTTTATGAGTGATCATGGCACATACCCACGACGCCAAATCATGGACACGTAGGAAGCTGTCAGCGCGATCCATGACTGGTCAGTCCCATTATCGAGATCAATTCGAGTCATCTGAGTGTAGTTAGTGCCAGTGTTGATGATGTACTTAAAATTACCTAACGCTACGTTGGTGTACATGTAGGCTAGAGCGCATGCCCTAACAGCATACGGTCGCACAAAGCCCATGTAATTGAAGTTGTCGGCGTTACCGGGGGCTGATGTGGACACGCTAATCTGCTGAAACGAGCCTCCCCAAACACCGTGCGCTTTGTGCAGATTATTCCTTAAAGCGGTAGCAGAATTGCCAGTCGAACCCCACCACTCTGAACTACCGGAAGCTCCTACTGTTGGTCTATTGAGCAAGAGCCCTAGCCCATCCCTTCCTAAAGGAACGTCAGCATCCGGGAAATCTGGCGTGTAGATTCGGCCCACGTGAAACGAGTTAAGCCAGTAATTGTCCTGATGCACACACATCAGGAATATCGCGTCGTCGAGCTCCACCAGATGAATGGCTCGAATCGCATGAGTGTTGATCCCCTCGTAGGTCCAGACACCTTCGGGGGAAATGTCGTTTGCGTCAGATGTCCATACACCCGCGTTGATTGCTGTGATCCCGTTCACGTAGTCGGTATGGATTGACACATTGAGCGTTGGGCCCTCTGTGTACATAGCGATTTGGAATCCGGGGTCAGCCACCGATTCAATCACTAGCGCGATACTCGCCCCTCCAGTGACATTGACTAGATTCCATTGAGTCGAAACGGACCCAAAATGCGCCGTCAAAGCATCGATCAGGTCGTAGCAATCCTCGTAGCTTGCCGGCACGATTTCGGTGATAGTTGGAACTGCGATTGGCATGTTCTACTCCGTGACCCAGGCCGTACCTGCGTCAATGTCGCCGCCATTTGCGGGCTCTGTGATGGGTGTATTGGGTGAGTCAAACTGAACGGTTGTGTTGTAGTTCCGTGTCCGCGTCTGAACTTTGGATTGGGCAACCGGGAAGTTGCTGAACTCCGCGCCGTCCCAATGTGTCACCAATTTGGGATTCACCGTCTGGTAGTAACCGGGTGCGAGCTCCTCTTGAGAGGCATCCAGAAGGGCTTTGATATTATCGAAAGCTTTGGGTGCGCCGCCTGCTCGCCTGAATCTATCGCGAAACATTAGCCAGCCTCCGGACAAGCACGCACGGTCAACGCTCCACTGGTAGGCGCTGTGATGATACGCACGTAGACGCGCTGCCACGACTCGATGTCAAAAGGGTCGAGGAACACTCGGGATTCACCTGCTTGTGCAGTGACCGTCACGTCCTCAGCTGCCGCGTACCAAACGCCATTGAAGACGTAGATCCGGAGCACGGCACTCTCGCCAGCAATCTCGAACTCTGCAGCCATGTCCACAGTGCGGACGCCACGCACATCGATCCCGTCGGCAGCCGTAGCTGGTGCGGGACTAGGCGCATTGTCCACAACCACCGTCACCATGTCTGCTACAGGTGCCCCGGTGATGGTGCGCACTCCGGCCGTAGACCCTTCCACCAACCAGCGCACTGCGCTCTGAAATCGTGTCCACAAGTCTGTCATGTGATTGTTCCTGTTCCTGTTTCGTCGGTTGCACCTGTTTGTGCCGAAGCACTGCCAGTCGTGCTCACACCGATGCCCGCGGCCACGGTCACCACGGCATTCGCTTGAATGTGAGCAACCACCTTCTCAGCAATGATGGCGGAAATCTTCTCTATGCCAGCAATCTGGGCGGAGCTGAGGTCACCGCCACCATCGTAGAGGTCTGCCAGAATAGCCTGCGAAAGCTCCTGGCCGAGTGTGTTCCCGTTCATTGCCATGAAAAATTCTAGTCTTTAATCTGGCCGAGTTCGGCCTCGAGTATCGTGAGGGTCGCAAGTGTGGCTGGGTCCAGGGGGAAGCCGCCGGCATTGGCCGTTCTAAGCGCTGCAATCAGTCGGTGACAGACGTCCACCAAATCCACTGTGCCGTTACCGATCACGATGTGACCAGCTCCAACCGGGTCAATCTCAACGTTGTTCGTTCCAACGTGGATTCTCACACCTTCGGTGGCGCCCAACTCAACTTGCCCGGGATGTTCTGAGAGCTGTGCCCGCAACCAGGCAGTCATCTGCGCCGGCGTTCCGAGGTCGTCCCACACCTGACCAATCCACGCGGGAAACGCGGGCACGCCGTCTTGGGCCATCACAGCTACCCGTGTTCCAATCGCCGGGATCACATCCAAGATTGGCGATGCAATGCGCCGCACCTTGGATTGATTCGGACCCCACTCAGCGGTAGCCGATACGCGCCCGAAATCATCGCCGCCATTCTTCGTTTGAGAGATGTACCAACCCAAGCGGAAGCGACGTAGATAGCGCTCCATCAAATGTTCGAGTTCTGCAATCATGAAAGGGGGATCGCCAACCTTGCACCAGGTAGATGCACATCAGTATCTTTCGACTTTCGCCACATCCGGACGTTGTTGTTCAACCGCTGGTAGGTTCTCATTCGACTGGTGGAGGCTACCGCAACGTGAACGTGGTCGGAGCAAATCGAATCGATATTGCCTAAGGTCAACATTCTTACCGAACTGTCGCCCACATCGCGTCGCGCCACGTATACTCCGTTGCTGACGCCGGCATAAACAAACTCATTGTCCAAACCTACGCACCGGATAGATGCAACGGCATCGCTGCCGAGTTCCGCGCCATTCGACATCGAGCGGCGTTTCAAAACCGTCGAAGAAGCAATGAAGACTTCTCGGCCATCAGTTGCAATCCTGTTGCCGCCTGGAATGGTTTCGTCGGTAATCTCCCAGTTGAAGCCGCCGTTGACGGCTTTGACACAAACGACGTGCATGCCATTTGAGAACTCAGCACTTACGCCAGCGGCGTTGCCACCGTAGACGACGGAAACGCCGTCCGTTGCGATTGAGTTTAGCAATGCGTCGTGTGCCAGGCTCCACTCGAGAGCCCCGTCGGCAAGAGCGCGTCCAAAGACATTCTGCAGCACCCCGTTGGTAGCGCCGCACGCGTAAACCCGTGCATTGTCGATAGCCACATCGGTGAGAACCGCACCATGGTCCCAAGACCAAATGGCTGTACCTGTGTCACGGTCGAAAACCTCAATACGGTTATCGTGGATTATCGCAACCTGTTTCCCGTTGGTGACCGCTTTGGTTACATTGGTGACGGGATTCGATGGCACGTACGCACGCACAAGCGAAGAGATGTCAGCTCTTTCACGGAGCTCGCAACCGGTCGCCGTGGCAACAAGCCAGTATTGCCCATCAGTGTCGACCGACTTAAAGGCTTCGGCCGTGTCTTGGAGATTCGCTGCCGCCTCCCATTCTGGGTCGTAGGTATCAACGACCGCAATGTCGCCACCCACAGCATCCGAGAGGAACTCCTCCATCGTAGCACGCGAGACAACAGTGTTCAGCCATGCGGCATCCACGGTGGTAATACCGTCGGTGAATTTCTTAATGGTCATTGTGATTAACCAGCTTAGATGAAGACAACAGTGAAGGATTCCAGCGAGGACACGACGGGAGCGACCAATGAGCGAATCTCGGATTCTGAGTAGCCAACAGCCGCTGGCACGCGAAGTTCCCATGTCCATGCAAGTTCTCCTGGGCCGCAGATGTCACCGGCCACACTGACACCAGCAACGAATGCGTGATTGTTTACACGCACAACTTGCGCGTCCTGAGTGGTCACGGCCCTGACGTAGCCTTCAACTCCAAGCGGCGTGCCTTTCCAGATCCACGATTCAAACGCCGTGGCGATGAGCGCGCGCTTTTGGCTCGGCGAAAGAGCGTCATTCCGTGGAAGCCCGACCGTGGCCATCAGCGAATCAAGCCAGGAATCTGGCGCCGCCTCCGGATCAAAGTAGGTGTGCAGCTGACGCAGCATCAAGCGCCACTCATCGAGCGGGCGTCCCAACGCCTTGGCAAATCCCCGCATGATGGGGTGTTCTCCCCAATACGGTGGCAGCAAGTCTAGCAATTTGCTCATAGGGCCGTGACCGTGATGCTTGCGTCGTCGTAGTGCAGCAAGCCGAAGTTCGTGTTGGGCAATCCGTTGGCGGCTGCCTGAATCTCGTTGATTTCTTCAGCGACGGACCAGTTCAGGCCGTAGTCGTCGGAGTAGCGTCCCCAGATGCGGCCGACGCGGTCCACACCGTCCACATCGTCAATCAATGCAATCAAGTCGTTACGCCAAAGGCTTTCACCCCATGGCCAGGCCTCGTGTTCAATACTCGAACCATCGGCAGCCACAATGGGTTTTGCTGTGAGGAAGTTGCTCAGGGCTACTCGTGCTCCATTCTCAACGGTCGTCGTGGTTGCTCCGGAGGCGAGCTTCACCTCGAGGGCGGTGATCTGTACCAACCGAATGGCCGGCTGCGCGACCGTCACCACGACTGAGGGAAGTGTTCGCGCCAAAAGGTCGGTTTGAACGGCGGTTCTCAAGGCCGAAGCATCTGACTCGTTGAGGTCCTCGGCCAGAATGTGGACCGTTACAGCGCCATTGTGGGCAAAGGCACGGGCACGGCTCACGCCGTCAATGCGCTCGGCATGGTAAGCGAAGTCCTCATCATTGATCGCTCGCTCAAGAGCTCGCACTCCAAGCGGCACACGCGCAAAGAGTGCATCCAGAGATTCCAGGTCCTGGCCGCCGGAGGCGCCTGCAGGATTCGTCACGGAGCTCACACCGCCAATTGGTTCGTGAATCCTAACAAGGGTTCCAGGGGCGACGTTGCCAGCGCTCCCAGCCTCCTCGGCCGTCGCGCTTATCTGGCCCGTCGTTGCCGGGCTCGTAATCGTGAGCTCAGCATCTGTAGAGAAGAAGACCGCAGAAGAATCCGTGCCCGTTTTTACCCGCGTTCCGGCCGGAATCGTGACAGTGGTCGTGGCTGTGAACTCGAGGGTGACGGTGGCACGAGTAGGTTGCTCCCGCTCGATGCCCAGCAAGTTCACGAGAGCAATCTGCAGACGCTCCGGAACCTGATTGAGTTGGTAGAGGAGAGCTCCATAGAACGCCCCGATTCCTTCGATGAGCTTCACTTCTGGGTTCGACCTGTTACGGTCGCTCAACTCGGCTGGCAACGCGTTTATCACCTGAGCAACGAGTTCTTCCTCGTTCCTTAGGTCAAGGTCTGGCAATTCAATCGGCATTAGCGTGCGAGCTCGTAAAGATTCAGGGTTCGGTTCAGCGGGCTGTTCTCACCAAGCGGCGTGATTTCACAGCGCACCTGGAGCAGTTCGTCTTCCGGTTGATAGGATTCCACCACCACATTGATTTGTTCGGCCCGTGGCTCACCGTATTCGATGGCATTGGCGAGTGCCCACGCTGGCGCATCCACGCGTTGCATGAGCTGATAGATGTCGAGGTCCATCCCGTATTGTGGGTCCATCGGGCAGATGCCCTGCGGCGTCGCCACAATCTGTTCCACTGAATCGTTGATACGGTCGGAACCGCCCTTTTGAGCAAGTCGCCCGTCCGCGCCCACGCGATATGGCCAAGCTAAACCATTTCCAAACAAGTCACTCATGGTGCACCACCGTTGTAGATCTCCACTGTGGTTGTTCCGTCAACCAGGTCATGCAGCACATTGCCCACTCGCCAGACGCCAGACCATCGGGCCCCAAAGCCACGAAGCAAGAGCGAGGAATCCACCTCGATTTCTGGCCGTGCCTCAAGGACTAGCGAGCCACGGAAGACCTCGCGGGCTTTGGCTTGCGCCTTCAACGCACGCTCAACTGTTTGTGCGCTGTACGATGGAAAGTCCTCGGAAGTCAGTGTGAGGCCAGTCTGGTCCAGCATGACCAGGCGTTCCACCGTCTCAGGGTCGGCGAATGAGTCCTCAAACACCGGATCACCATTGCCATCGTAGACATTCGGTGTTCGCGACCGAATCAGGTCGTCGACTTCAAACGAAGGGCTCCCAATCACATCTTGCCCAAGCGTCACTGTGATGAGGGCCGTAGCGTCAGGCTCTTCGTTCGCGGGCCGCACCACGAGACGCTCGTTCTTGATTTGGTATTCGTAGCCAACTTCATTGAGGAGTCGGCCCAACACGTCAGCATCTGATTCGTTGTGTTGGAGAATCTCGCCAAATCGAATCGTTTCCAAGTCGGTGCCTGGAAGGTCCACCGTCAATCCGGCTTCCTTACCAAAATCGCGCACGAGCTGCGCCACGGAAGCACCGGCGATTGTGCGGACGCGAGCGGTTTTCCTCATGCCTCGAGCTTTGTCAGTCGCTGAGATCTGCACCTGACCGGGCAACATCTGCGCACTGAGCCCCGACATCTGGCCAGCGAACACGAGCTCCAACTTCGGTTTGTAACCAAACCACACCGTCACCGGTGGAAGAGGCACGTCCTTGCGTTTACGCGGGAGAGGCAACGTGTTTGCGAGCTCACTCCGTGGGTCATCTAGCGTGATGTTGACCGTATCGGCCGCCTTGCTTTTGCCCCGTTGCTTGACAAGGGACACGGTGCCGGCCGTCAATCCCAACCCGCCGAACTCTTCGTCTGTGGACCACTCGCGCTCGCCTATGCGGACAACCGCTATTGGTCTCATGTCCCAAGCTCCGCTGCTGGTACGAGGACTGCCGTTCGGCTGTGTTCACCTCGTGTGAAGTCCAAACCAATCAAGATTTCCCGTGCCATCCAAATCACCAACCACGCGTCAATGTCGATGCGCAAATCAATCCAATCCACGGCATCGGCCGATTCGAGTCGTATGCGTTGTGCCTGAGCGGTACCGCTGGCGTCAAAGAAGTCTTCCTCGAGTACAACCGAGGGTGGCCCAAGCTCATTGCTCTTCCGGAGACGCACTTCAAACACTCCCATTGAAACGTCTTCCACTTCGATGCGGGCAAAGTTTCCAATCCCCTGGCTGTGCCATACAACGCCGACGTTAAGCCCGAGGTCTTGGCCAAAGTCTATCTGACCGTCCAACGAAACGAGCCCACCGCTTGGAGCAGCCTGACCGTTGCGCATCTCCAGAGGGTCATCAATGCCGTTTAAGTCACATAGGATGCGCCACAACCGCCATTCACCCACGCCACGATGTGCGAGCGTAAACGCGTTCTCCCAACGATTGCCCACCAGGTTGACCCGCCGTTGACGCGGGAGGTTCCTGATCGGCCTCCCCTGCCGGTCATAGGGGCTCTCACTGGGTGTCGTCATCGTGTTTCGGTAAGTTCAAAGCGTACGTTTGCAACGAGGGCGTATCCCTCGGGATTCTCTTTTGTGCGGTCGTATGAGAAGGCTGTGATGGCGCCCGTGAATTGATTGACGCCCATGCTTAGCCGCACAAGTGTTGGTCTTTGAGATTGAATGGTGGGCTTTGTGGCCCAGTTCTCGATGGTCTTCAGGAACTGCTCCACAGCAATCAATTTCAAGATGTTCTTCTGAGGTATGCCGGCGACCATGACCCAGACGTTTTGAGTGGTGATCTCGTGCTCATACGAAATAACTCGCGGACCGTTACCGGTCCATTGTAGGCTGTCTTTCTGAGCTCCCGCCAAACTACGCGGCACCCAACGCGGGGCAATAGCAACGCTGTAGCTCTCCGGGTTGTACGGAAAAGACAAAGTGTCTGAGGTATCAAGCGCGGTAAGAGTTCCTCGATAACCATCAATGCTGGGATCACCAGTATCAATTTGGACTGTTTTGACCGCCATCACTCAACCTTCTGTAGTTCGCTCTGAAATGCCTCACGAAGATCACGTGCAGCATTGAGTGCATCGCCACGCGAATTCAGATTTTGAACGTGCAAATGAATCTCCTGGCGGTCGATCTTCACACGGTTCAATTCTTTGGCCATGTTCTCGGCCTGAGAAAATCGGCTTTCGACTGCAGCCAAACGCGCTTCCGTCTTAGGATCAACGGTCCCTGTACCAAGTCTCTGCCCAGCAATGGCGGCGTACTCCTGGTCGGACTGCATCCGCTTGAGTTCGTCTTGAAGAGACTGGTCGATTCCATACCGCGCGCGATTCGTTCGCTTGTCGTAGCTGACCGCCAAACCCATACCGCCCAATTGGTTGTTCATGGCGGCGCTCATACCAGCCTTGTCTCTGGTTCCCGCGAAAGACCGGTTCGTCTCAATGGCGACTGCGCGTATCGTCTCGCGAATCAGTTCTGGACTGCTCGAAAGCTGAGCAGCATCCAACATGCTACGGACACCACCAGTGGCCTTGCGCAACTCTTCCTGATACTCGGCCTCATGCTTGAGACGCTTGTCCATCTCGGCATCACTTTCGGCCTGTTCCTTCCGAATCGTGGTGACCGTCTTCCCGGTTCTGGAGTCGGTGGCTTGAGTACCATACCCATCGGCGGCTAGTCTGTCGGCGATCTCGAGGTTCCGAACCGTCAACTTTGACGACTTATGAAGCGTCAAGGCAGCGCCCGCAAACGCCGCAGGAATTGCCATCATCCCGGCAACCGTTCCCACTCCAAAGCTCGATGCAGCTCCGACCAGTCCACCTTGAGCGAGCTGTCCACCCATCGTTAGTCCGCTCACCATTCGCGCAGCGGACCCGCCTTTGGAAGCACCGGCGAGACCACCACCCATTCCGCCCTCTCCCATGTTGACGACGTAAACGGGCAGAGCGTCTGATCCACCACCTAGCTCGCTGGCTAGAGCCCCGGCTTTGCCTTTGCCAAAGAGTGCTCGAGGTATACCTCTGGTTACCAAATTACTGATACCCTCAACGCCCTTTCGGCGCACTGCTCCACCGCTCAAGGCATTTGCAGCGAGGACGCCACCGCCAAGAGCCAGATAAGTCTTATTCTCCTCAACGAAAGCACGCGTATCTTTGACAATCTGTGGAAGTCGCTTTGCGAGCTCGACCGCACCCAGGGATGCATCCTTCAGAAGGTCGCTTGAGTCTCGTATGAACTGCTTGAAATCTTCCGACTGGGTAACCTTTGACATCTCCGTGTTGAGGCTACGCAGAGCGGGCACGAGCTCACGTGCGGCATCCTGACCGATTGTTGCGAGTTGGCTGGTAAAGGCTGTCTTGAGCTGGGCTAGTTGACCTTCAACACTCTCGTTCTGTTTCTTCAGAAGGCCGGTGACTCCGCCTTCGTAGGTATCTTCAAGAAGCTTGTTGAGCTCGTCCAGGTAGTATTGCTGGACTGTCTTCCGCGCCTTCTTTGCCTCGCGTTTTGCTTCCTCTTGAGTTGGCAGTCTGAAGCCGAATCTCTCACGCAGTGACATCGTGTCGCCCGACTCGAGCTCCTTGATTGCGAACAATGCCCCTTCAAATCCCTGTTCCGGAGCAATACCCTCGAGAGCCTTTGCCAACCGAACGAGTTCAGCCGTCTTCTCAACATTCTTCCCACCCACAAGGGCGAGCTTCGACATACCCGTCAGCGCTTTGGAGAAGTCCAACGAGGGAATCTCTTTCACAAGATCCAAGGCTCGTTGCTCCGCCATCTCCACCTTCTCAGCATCACGGAGCACCAATTGAAGTAGGCCGCGAGACTGATTGATCTGGCTGGCCGAACCAATCGTATTCTCCAAAAGAGTCTTGCCGCCAGCACCCGCACCCAATCCGATGACCAGGTTCCGGACGCTGAACAACGTCTTTCCAACACCATCCCAGGCAGCGTTGATGCCACCTGCAAGACGGGCAGAGTTACGAATGGCCCGCTCCTGAGTGGACTCGAGCGTTCGTAGTTGACGGTCCACCCCTGCGATCTTGCGCGAAGCGTCACCGCTCACGGTGGTGACTATGCGAAGACGTGCTTCAGTGGTCATTTCAAACTTCTCAATGCGTCCAGGAGGACGCCACGCTCGAATTCACTCGTGCGCATCAAGGACTCAAACGGGATTCCCGTGGCCTTTGAGAGCGCTATCAGGGCTGCGACGGTGGTGACGAGCTCTCTTCGTCGTTGCCCTCTTCGCCGTTTCCCTCAACTCGTTCTTCCTGAACACGGTTCAGTGCAGATACAAGGGCATCAGCGTCTTTTGAGGTCAGCATCCGGAGATGCTCAAACCTTGGCTGTGGAAGGCCTTCCCATGACACGATGCATTGGAGCACCAATGCCATGATGTCCACCGTACGCGAGCGACTCATTGCGGGCACTGACCCAGCAAGCTCGGTGATGAGCATGTCTCTCCGGATCTCGTCTTCCACCGTTGGCTGGCGAATCACGACTGGACCTTTGAAGGTCTTCTTCGTTTCCGGGTCGACGAAGCCACGCGCAAGCGTGACCGTCTCGGTTGGTCCCAAATCAAACAACATTTCTATCTCCCTTGGTTTGGCTTTACGCCGTCATATGAGTCGGTTGAACAACGATCGTGAGTTCGGCAACCCCACCACCCTGACGGTCTGTGTCGGGCTTCTGGAGCGAAACCAATGCACAGCCGTTGTACATGTCTGCAGCGCCTTCAGGGATCCCCATGGCCGTGACCGGCTGAACAACGAGTGTCAACTCAACTTCAATGCCGAGTGCCCACTGTTTGCTCCAGAGTTCGAGTGGGAAATCTCTGATAGCGTCGTAGTCTTTGGTCAGAGTGATCTGACCGACCGTCGTCCGCCCAGCTACGTTCACCGGCTTGCCCGGCATACCGGCACTCTGTCTTTGTGTGATTGCGCGCTCGACCGTTCCGCCAGATTTCGAGTTGAAATAGATCCCAGGAAATTCAGCGAAGTAAACGAGGAAACGCGATGTATCGCGCTTGTTTTCCAAGCTCATTTTTGACCCCTTTGTTAAACGTGTTAATCGTTGCTTAGGGCTGAATGTTTACAGGCCGAGTCGCAACTATATCCCCATTGAAGAGGGGACTGAATTATTCGTTGCGCTTGGCAACACGTGCGTAGATGGTTTCTGCGGTGCCAGCTGGTCTGAACCAGACTTCACACCGGACGATGCCGTTGTTCTTGTCGTCTGCCGAGAGCATCTCTTCGTTGCAGGCGACGCCAAACGCGTGCACCTCGGGGTCGGGCGCTTCACCTGGAAGCGGAGTCTCACCCCTGAATGCTCTTAAATTGCCCAGCTGCGACATGAAGCCGTGAATGCCTCGCTCAATCTGGCTGAAGAACAAGGTATCGGTTACGTCGTAGACGAGCTCATCCAGAGCCTGCTGAATCGCGTGTGAGATGCGGCACCACAGATAGCCGGAATGCAGGTACTGCCATGCCGCTTCATCACTGGTGCTGCGTGCGCCCCAGCATCTTGGCCCCTTGCCGTTGCGGTCCCAAATCGGGTTCACTCCAGCAGCCACCAAGAGCTCGGCCGTACCCTCGTCAATCTTCGGCATGCCGTCGCTCGAGAGCTCGAGACCGCGAACGAAGTCAATCTTGAAGTCCTTGCCCGCCGGCGCCTTTCCCGGGCCCTGATTGGCAATCGCCTTGAGCCAGTCGGCAACGATGTGACCCGTCACTGGAATGGTCTTGATCTCGTCGCTCTCGTCGTCGAGCACCACCGCACGTGGGTAGTAATATCCGCCGTTGAAAGCGCGGGCGGTTACCACGTCGGTGAATGGGTCGTCCTCGTCTTCACCTGCTGAGAAGAGCGGCATCCGGTAGAACTTCTCACCTTGCCCAATCATCTCGGCGCGCACCGTCGCATCAGAGTCGAGGTCAGGCGCGAGAAGGAAGCCACGACCATAAATTGACCGTCGGAAACTCTTCAATCCGGACAGATATCCACCACCACTCTCGGTACCAACGATTTCGGCCGGTGTGGGCTGATTGTCGTCAGTGCCAGGCTGAGTACCCAGCGAGTAGGTACCGTTCACGGGCAACGAAGCGGGATCACCCGAGAACGCAATCTGAATGAAGGTCGACTTGGAATTGACCCTTTCCGCCACACCAGAAGTCTTGGTGAGATTGTCATAGGTCTCACCCGGGACCGGATCACCGTCAGGGTCGAGGAGCGTTAGCCGGAAGGTGTTAGCCTTCGTGCCTGTCTCAATGAGAATATCGTAGTCGTTTGCCCACGTTCCTTCGCCGAGGGCGGAAACCGTCAAGACGGGAGCGGGTTCAGCCGAATCGATATCGACGATTGCACCAGCGGCGCCGTCACCCACAATGCGGGTGATGTACATCCGCTTCACGCCCTTCTCGAACATGCGCTTGATGACCTCGTAGCCAGCGCTGTACATCCGCGTGCTGCCGATGTTCAGAGCCCCGCCAAAGATGGCCAGGAATCGAGACCACGAAGTCACAAGGGTAGGCATGTTGACGGGGCCGCGTTCGGCAAGCGTTGCAACAAAGACGTTGTCCCCCGCATCCGGCCCGAAAGCCAGAGGACCAGCTACAGCCCGTGACGTGAAGACGCCGACGTTGTTAGCCATTTTTCTCTCCTGAGTGTGTTAAGGGCTCGGAATCTCGAGCACGAAGGATTTGCGTTTCTCTTCCGGATCACCCGGATAGGGGTAGACCAAATCAATGATCAGTTGTTGCCAGGCCGTTTTGGCCCGACGGTCTGCAGGGCATTCTGCAAGCTGGAGTTCCAGCGTGATCAGCGCCCGTGCAAATGGATGTGGCACCGGTGGATAGTCAGCCACAAAGGTGCGTGCAGCGTCCCTGACGTGGGCCACTGGTGCATCTTCGCCTTCAAGCTGACAAATCAACTCCGGATTGTTCGCGAGCTCCTCAATGACTGCTCCGATGAAGAGCTCACGCGCGGTCGAAACCGCAGCACCCGGCCCGTCTGTTCGGCGTGGTGCACGACACTGCAAGTCCAGGGTAACCGTGGTTCTCGCCCCAAGGGCGCGCCGTCCATGGCGCTCCTCCCATGTGTAGTCTGTTCGGCCCTCGTCGATGAGAATCGCCGGCAGCTGAGCATCTGAGAGGAGGTCTTCCTGAATCGTTTGGCGGTCTACAAAGTGGACGCCTGGAATCTCCGACAACAACACGCGCAATGCTTCGAGAGCACGCTCACGGTTTGTTGTTGGAAAGGTCATTTCTGTTCGAGTTTCTTAGCGAGCTTTCGAGCCGCTTCGTTTGCAAGTGCTTGTAGGTCTGGGGTCCCGTCGTCAAAGTCAAGCCAGCGCCTTTGCGCCATGCGCCGTGTCCCGGTGTTGTGCCAGTGGGCAATCCGGCCGAACTTTGAAACCGTGAAGTACACGACACCAGCGCCGTCTTCCGAAGTAGCCTTCATGGATGCCTGGACATATCCAGTATCTGCCAGAGTCACACGGTCTGTTTTGCGTCCGCGTTTGTCTTGACTCCGCAATGTGCCCGGCCTGTAGGGCGCAAACGGTTTACCAGCCGCATCAAGTCCCTTCTTGGTTCTGACCTGAATCCGTCTCAGTGCCAGATTGGCGATGTCTTCAAGGTCGCCGGCATCAAGACCATCTAAGCCTTCGGACATCGCACGTAGGCGCTCACGCGTTTCGGCGAGGTCGATTCCAACCCTGATGTAGATGCTCATTGGTCAACTGCGTTGGAATCGGTGAAAGCCGTGTTTCAAGAGTTCTTCTCCGGAACCGTCTCCATCTGCATCCACGTCCAAGCCAGCTGCCACAATGCGTCTCAACTCGTCCTGGTATGATTGCCGGTAGAACTTGCGCTTGGCGTCGTGGGCGTCTTCCATGTTTCGCATCAAATCGGCGTGGATGAGCTCCATGGCTCGGTACACCGAAGCTCGCGTGAGCTGATGATCAGCACCGCCAGTTGCCTCGGCGGGATTCGTGACCGTGAGGCTTCCACAGAAGTTCAGGGTGCCAGGAGCAGCGTTGAACACTTCGCCAAAACTTACGGCCGTGGCTGTCACGTCGCCCTCTTCGCCGTCCAGAACGAGAAGTTCCTCATCCGTTTCAAACGTCACGATTCCGTGGGCGTATCCCTTGGCTGAGGTATCGGCAACCGAAACCCTTGTTCCGGCTGGAACGGTGAGTGCGCCATCCGTGGCAGTAAAGCGAAGCGTGACTGTTGCCTTCTCAGACGCGTCCAGGAAGCCGTGAGAGACGTTTTTCAGATATCCATGGCCTTTGAGGTCCCTAATCAGATCCTCTGCAGCACGGACGTGTTTACGATCCCATCCAGTGTCTGAATAAAAGAAAAGCTCCGCGTCTTCTTCGCGGAGCTGCTGATCGTTCGAAAATTTCATGGGGTGTCTATTTCGGTTTGAGCTGCTTCACAACCCAATCTGTTACTTCTTCGGGCTTACCTACGAATTCCACAGGAATTTGTCTTCCAGGTAAATTAATTGATGCATCGAATTCATTGCCTTTTTGCGTTATCACAAAAGCACCGTTCAGAATTCGCCGTCCAATTCCCTCGCCAACTTCATCCACACCACCATGAACCAGATTTCCCTGTGACAAACGCGCAATCAAGCCGCGTTCACGTAAATCATTCACCATTTCTTCGAATGCCGACGAGCGAGTTCTTTCCATTGCGCAATCCTTGAACGAATTGACCCGATGGAATTCGTGCCCGAACACCAGCGGGTGACCCGGGTCCACTGCGGCCCCACGGGTCCAGTAAGGTTACCACGTTTCCTTCAATGGACTCAACAGTTACCCAGTGCTTTCCTTGTGCTGCAATGAATGGCCCATCAAACAGATTGGCCAGCATCTTCACAACTGTCTTGGCATCATAATCGTAGAGAGCGTCATAATAGCCACCTTCATAGTTCGGGTTGAACTCGTTGAGTTTCGCGGCAATCGTCCTTGCGTCTATCCCGTACTCGTCATTACCCCCGAACTCCGCATCTCTTTTGTTGGGCTCATTGAGCACCTGACGCATACAGGCTGCGCCACATGACATCTGATGCTCTTGAACCAGAACATCATCCGCTTCTTCCCAGTTTTCTTCACCATAAACACGGTCCGGATCTTCTCCCGTACCACCTCCAACACCAGACCTAAGTTCTTCCCACTCGTCTTCGTCGAACCATTCCGGCAGAACCGGGAACCAAGCATGACGGCAGTTGTACCCACCTCCAGCAATGAAGACGGTCCCGGCTCCCGTTTGCCCGTTGTCCATCGCGTCGATTTCTTCGCGTGTGTAGACACGGTCAACGTGCCGCCTGCAGAAGTCTCGCGTGACGGCATCACTGGGACCTCGGTACTCAAAGAACTCGTAGCGGTCGGAGTTGTTGGCCTTGATGGTCCGCGAGAATTGCATCGTGCTGTCACGGATGAGCTGCTCAGCCTGAGCCTTTGAGCGTTCAGTCTTCTCCGCGAGCTCACGGACTAGCTTCGCCTTCGGAGCTCGGCCCAAGACATGGCGCGTCACAGCATCCGCGAGGTCTCGCCGGTGCTTCGCTCCGAGGTTGTAGAACTGACCCGCAACGCCTGAACCTGGCTGGTCACCCTTTGGCCAAAGACCAAGGAGGGCTTCCGCTACTTCCTGCTCTTGCTTGGGAAGACTTCGCGGACGGCGTTCGCCCTGGGCCTTTGCGGTGTAGTCCACCTGTTGCTTGGCCAACCGAGCCAGCCGGTCTTGCCAACGGGTCCACAACGCGGTGAGAGCCGCCTCGGCTTTTGTTTCGGCCTTGCGTGCGTCCACCACAATCTTGGTGTCACCCTTGAAGTTTCCGCGACCGTCAGTCTCAAGTCTGTCCGCAGACTTCTCGAGGTCACGAGCCAGGTCGTCAACAACCTTCTGATATTCGCCGCTCAGAATCTCGAACGTATCGTCTTCGAATTCCTCTTGCCGCTCGCGAAGCTCCTCGAGCTCCTCGACAATCTTGCGCGGCATCAGCCTTTAGCCCCCAAGAACTCTTGGAGTGCAGCCTTGCGGTCATTGTTGGTGAGATAGTCCTCCGGCTTCAGGCCAGCGGCCGTGAGCGCCTGCTCGAGGTCGGGTTTCTTGCCCGATTGAAGGAGTTCGGCGATCTGCTCTTTGACCGTCGGTTGCTCTTTCACCTCCGGCTCATCTTGAGCAGGTTCGGGCTGGACTTCCGGAGCCGTGTCAGTTTGTTCCTCCTGGACCGTTTCAGGTTCGCCAGTAGGCTCTGGTGCTCCTGCGCCTTCGTCCTCGGCCTCAACAGCCTTCGACACTTTGGTCAAGACCTCTCGAAGTTGCGCACTACGTTCGGCGGCACGTTCGAAATCACTCTCATCAGGATAGCGAAAGCCCTTCTGCAAAAGCTCCTTCACGCGAGATTTTGAAACGCTTACCGGGCGACCGTGTTTGTTAATCAATGTTGCCATTTCATATTCCTCATTTGTTAAGGCCACGTGCGCTCAAAGACGAGGGAGGGGGCGCCTCCAAGCGACACATGGCAGTAGCAAGGGCAGGATTCGAACCTGCGACCTCCGGGATATGAGCCCGGCGAGATGACCACTTCTCCACCAT